TCATACGTCTGTCTTCTGTTTGAGAAGCTCTATATCTAACGTGTAAGAATGGTCTTCTAATATTTGTACCTAAAATTTGATCGTACACTGTTGAAGTACCAGCTGGTATTAAAACTCCTTCAATAGACTGAGTACCATCAATTGCACCTCTTGTAGAAGCATCATTTAAGTATTTCCAGTCAGTTTTGTAGAAGTCATATGAACCTCTTCTGAAACCGCTAAAACCTAAGTTTAAAGCCATTTCTTCAGAGTTTTCAAATAAACCATAAGCTGTACCCCCTTGGGCGCCATAAGAAACATTAGCCAACATGTTATCAAATTCTAAAGCTGTTGATCTTTGCAAGAACAACATATTTTCTTCAATAGCACCTTGTGTATCTAAGTTTTTAAGTATTTCATCAAAGTCATCTATACCAGAAGCTCCAGCAAAACCAACTTCAACATTACCTCTTGCAGATATAGCAGCAAAAAGACCTTCAGTACCTTTAAAACCAGCAGCAAATGCATCACCAGCTCCAACGTTTACAGCTTTTTCACCTTCAACACATACCATTTCTAGGTAATCTTCAAATCTTAATCTTGTTTCAGATTCAGCTTTTAAATACCATAAATAACCAGTTGTACCGTCTTCTGTAGCAACCTCAACCCAACCTATTTGAGCCATATCAGATCCGTTTATTGTATAAACATTTCTAATTATAATAGGTGAATTGTTATATTGTTGAAAAGCAGGGGTTATAGTTATCTGTGGTTGAAGAGCTGTATTTCCAGTTACAACACCAGCTGCAGCATTAGATGTAGCAGCGCCTTTTAAAAATTCTGAACCATATACAAACAACTTAAATTTAGCAGCATTTATGCTAGCTAAAGTTTGAGCAGTATAAGGAGCCACATGAATATGTCCATTAGCTGTGTCTGACTCAGTAACAACACCTTTAAGTTCATTACCTTGATCATCTAATAAAACTACTGTTGAACCCGGAGAAACAACATTTCTTGTTACACCTGGAGAAGTAGGAGCAGGTACTTCTACTCTTCTTGTTCCGTTGTGAGTACAATTATCATATGCAATATGTAACCTATTTTGTTCTGACCAAACTACTTGATCCGAAGTCATAGGCATTTCAGCACCTACCATACGTAAAAAACCAGAAAGAGTTCTGTTTCCATATCTTTCTACTTCTTGTTCGTATAATTCAGGTAGATATTGCTGAGCAAAATCATTATTACCATCTGTAAAAGATAAGTAATTACTGGCTAATAGCTGCTGATTAGGAGCAGGAACTATTGAACCAAATTGTGGAGTTAAAATTCCCATAATTTATTTATTTATTTTTAATTAAACGTCTTCTTTTTTATTTTCAATTTTGAAGAGTCATAACCACTAATAGCTTTTACTTTTAATCCACCTACAAATAATTCGCCAGGAGCTGTTTTACGAGGCTCTGTACTTATATTTTTAGATTTTGCTAATTGATCTTTAATAGCATCGGTTTTACCTTGCTCATAAAAATGATTAGCTATAGTATCAGCATTTGTAGCAGCATATAAAGCCTTATGATAACCTGTAGTGTCAGTGATTTCACCTTTGTCATTTAAGAACGTCTTAATAAAGTTTGATATATCACTTTGCTTTTGAGCTACCGATGAAGGATCTTTTATACCATATCTAAATTTTTTTTCTCCTAATTTAAAATCAAAACCTTTGAATTGTTCGTTGAGAAGGTTTTTTGTGTTAGATACAAATCTTTCATGATTAACTTCACGTGCTTTCTGCTCTTCGTTGTAGCGATTGAAAAAGTCTGTTGCTTTTTTTTGTTCCTGTGTTACTCCGGGTCTCAACTTGATTTCGTCGTAATATTTAGTTTTTAGGCCCTCTAAAAAGTTTCTAGCTTTTGCAATTTCTTCTTTGTAAGCGAGTTTTTTCTTTTTAATATCTCGCTCTTCATCCACCTCTTCATCATAAGTAAAAGAATCTTCTATCATAAAGTTTCTTTCTTCCATATTTAAATGAGGTTTAGCTTGTTTGTAATATTCATGTAAAAGCATGTTACCATCTATTTTACTATAATCAGCATTTAACCGAGCATAGTCTTCAACAGTACCACCTGTTTCTTCCATAAATTTTACTAATTTTTCTATGTTTTCAGGTAGCTTTTGTGTTTCAGCTTCCTGTAATATTTCTTCTTGTTTCGATGTGGTAGTGGTAGTTTCATTGCTTCCTGCCACTCCTGTCGTGTCAGTGTTATCTTCTTCATCTGTTATTTCTTCTATTGGTGAATCAGATTCTACGACTTCTTTGGTTTCCCGTACTTCTTCAACCACTTCTTTGCTGTCGCTACTGTCTTTGGGTTTTTCGACAACAGCATCGCTATCATCTGTCTTTTGTGTCTGAACGGCATCTTCTTTTTTTGTTTTACTTAAATCTACTTTAACTAAATCAGGTATTGGTTTTTCTTCACCTAACTGTTTTGGCTTTTTAAGTTTAAACTCTCCTTCTTGTTTAGGAGTTTCATTTGTTTTAACTTCGGTTTTTTCTTCTACTTTTTTAGGTTCTTCAACCTTTTTTGTTGATTTTGTTTTTGACATAATATAATAATATAAAATTAATAATAATAATTTTTACCTTGGATTAAATTGGTCTAATCCAAAACCATCAAGATTATCATTACTTGATTCAAAATTTTGAGGTAATAAATCATTTTGACGTTGGTTAATTAACTCACTTTCTTGAGTTCCTTGCATTTGTATTCTTTTATCTTTTCTATCTTCAATTTCAGACTCTTTTTCTCTTTGAACTTTAGATCTTAATTGTTCTAATTCCATGTTGTATCTAAACTCTTCAGCCATTAATTGTTTTTTAATTAAAGCTTCTTGTTCCATTCTTTGAATTTCAAATTGTGATTTTGCTTGTTCTATTTGTACTTCTGTATCAGCAAAAGCTTGTTTCTTTTGTACATCTGCCATAGCAGCTTTTTCTGCAGACTCTGCATTTGCTTGAGCTTGAGCTTGAATATTTTCTAATTGTTGAGCTCTATCTCTTTCTTGTTTTTCTTTTTGTCTTAGTTTAAGCAGTTGATTAGCTAATTTAATATTAGTGATTTCTCTTATATCTATTGCATCTTCTAATCCAATATTACCTGCTTGTAAAGCTATTTGTATATTTTTTTCTAAATTAGCTTTTTCTTCTTCATCAGGTTCTAATTCTAAGAAAATACCAAAGTCATGCATTGATAACTTACCTATTTCTTCTAATGTTGAAGTATTAAAGCCATTAATACTATTTATTAATGATTGTTTAGTTGTAGGAAATTGTAACATATCAGCTACTCTTAAACTTATATTTTCACAAACTCTTACAGTTAAATACATTAAAGATTGTAATACATGTCTAGTTGCTGTATTAGAGTTAGCTGCTGCTAATTTTTGTAAACCAACCAAAGCATTTTTGTCGGGTGTGCTACCATCTCTTGCTTCATTTAAACCGGTTACATCTCTTATCATTTGTAAATAATATTGATATGTCTGAATCATTGACTGTATTTTAGACATACCTGAAGATGATTGTAATTCTTGAATAGGTACTTTACCTCGATTTAAATCACCATCTTGAGTTAAAGATCTACCTACAATACTACCAGTTTGAAAATACATATTTAAAGCTTCAGCTGGATTATAATTAGTACCATTTCCTAAATCTACTTCTGCTAAACCGTCTACATCTAAATATACACCATCTGGTACCATACGAGATAAAACTTGTTGTAGTTTTAAATGTGTTAGTTGTATCATATCAGCAAAACCAACTGTTTTACTTACAATAGAATTAATACGACCTTGATACATACGTGGAGCACTTAAAACATAATTCATGTTTACTTTAGTAGTATCGCCATATGGCCTAGTCATATTTTCACTTAATCTCCATTCTAATAAATTTTTACTCATTCCAAGTACTTTAGCACCTGTATATAGAACTTCAATTGATCTACCTATTCTTTCAAAATTATCATTAGGTGGTGGATTAAACGTATCTGGTTTTTCTAATGTTTTTTCTAAACCCTGTTCGGTTTGTTTTATTTTAAATACTTGATCTTGATAAGTTTTATATTCAAAAAATAACACTTGTACTTGATCAAGAGTCTCTTGTCCCCACCATGTATTTTCTACATAAGCGTTTCTACCTGGATATTTTTGTATTTCTTCTAATTCTGCTGATGTTAAATGTGGAAATTGTCTTTTAACTTCAGACAAAGACATATTTTTTATTTCACCTACATAATATATATCTTCAAAATTAGGATCGTCAGTATAAGAATAAACAATATTAGCAGGATTTACATAATCTACAGTTATACCTTCTGATAAATTAAAATTAGTTTTTACACAACCAATACCTAAAACAGTTAAATCATATGCTAATTGTTTTTTAACTTGATCATATTTATTATAATCTAAAATATTATTTATTACTTCTTCTTCTGCTATTTCAACACTTTGTTTAAAATTTAGTTGTAAATAAAGATCTAACTCTTCTATTGTTCCTGGTAAATTTTCTGGACTTGCTGAAGCAAATAAATTAACATTAGGACCTAATTCACCTTGAAGTTGTTCAATCATTTCTTTATGCTCAATATCTCTTATAGCATTTTGAGCAAATGTTGTTTTATTTTTAATAGCAAATGGGTCTTGTGCAAAAGATTTTATTGTATAACCTTTTTCTGTCATACCATTTACTACTATATCTACAAATTTAGATAATATTGGAACAGGTTTCCAATCTAAATTAAGATAAGATAAATCACCATTAATAGCTAATTCATCTTTATATTTTTGAACAGGTTGCTCTCCTCTGGCATATAATCTTAATCTATTAAAATTTTGAAAATTATTAATAAATCTATTTTGACCACTTGAGTTTCTAAACCATTCGTACTCAATTGCTTGGGCTACTTGTAAACCATACTCTCTTGACTTTTTCTCTTCTTCAGGTACTACCTGATCAGGAAAAGCACTGTTATAGTTAATCTTAACCATTAATTTAGTATTTTTGAAGTTACTCCTTTATTGTTATATTTTTTAAAACCTAAAGGTACACTGTTAATTGTTCTTTTCATAACAGGAGTATACCTGTTTTTGTTACATGCCATTATTGCTAAACCTGAACTTATAGATGCATCATGCTTTGTTCTATCATTAATATTAAATTGAGACCAATCTTCTAAAGTTCTTTGAAAATACATATCTCCATATGTTTCTCCATTAAAACCTATAAAATTTTCTATATAATCTTCAATAGCAGCAGCATGTGCTTGTTTTATATCTTCACTAGAATTAGGTATACCACCTATTTCTCTTTCTGTAACTGAAAGTTTATTATAAATTTTATCTGGTCTATTCATTGAATATCCTCTATATCCTCTTCGTTTTAAATAATATAATAATCTTGGTTTATTATTTTCTGCAAGAATAGGCATTCCATAAAAAACTATTGCCATAACAACATCTTCAAAAAATATTTCAGCTGTTTGAGGTCTTGCTATATATTCTAAAAAAAATACATTTGGAGGAACATCCTCCATTGAAAATTTACTTAAACCATGTAGAGATGCTTTTGAACCACCTCCATCTACTGTTCCTGATATATCATAAGGATCACAACCAAATGCACCTGTATGATCATTACCAGGATATTTAATACCATTTTTAATTATATATTTATTTTGTAAATCTGCTGGTGGTATCCAAGATATTAAAAATCTACCATTTCTATTAGGTAAAAATACTACTCTAGTATCTTTAATCCCATTTTCCCATTGAAAATTACCTTGAGATATAACATTTGTGTTTTTTAAATCTTCATTATAATCAATTTGTTCATAAATTTTTGTTAAATTAAATAAAGATTCTTTTGCTTCATCTCTAAAAGCATGTTTTTCTGTACGAGGAAATTGTCTATATAATTCGTTTAAACCGTCTTGATCTTGTTTTAAACCTTCAACTTCATTTTCCCAATGGGAAATAACGCCGATTTCGATTTCTGTTCCATCAATTCCTTTAATCGGTTTTTTTGGTGTATCGAATACAGGAAACCCATAAGTATCGATGTATCCTTCGTAATTCCATTCCATAGGTATGAACAAACTATATAATCCTGAACTAGTCTGTCCGTTGCGGTTTCTTTTTGTAACATCTGATGCATTATATAATTTTTTAAAATTAGCACCACCTTTATCTAAAGCATTTGAGGTAGATCCCATCATACATTTACCTACAATTCTACTTCCAAGTCTTAACGTTGTCTTCGTGACCCTCCAGTTGTTGAGTATATTGTCTGGCCTCTCCCATTTACCTGATTCATCATGGGCGAGTAGCTTGAGTTTCTCCCCGTCGTAGGAGTTGTCACCGGTATTCTTCCAGTCAATGGTAGTATCAAGCCCGATGAGCTCCTCGGCACGTTCGTTCTGCTCGATCTTACGACGCGTGAGCTTCTCCGCTGGGACCCTATATGCCAATTCAGTCTTTGGCCTGTCCATTCCGTCCTGAATGGGCTTAAAGAAAAAGGGGTAGTTAACCGAAATGGGGACCACCTTATCTGTGAACATCTTCTTTGCATCTCCACCAGTCTTGGATAAAATGCCATACCTCGAGTCAGCGGAAATTGTAGCTTGATGAACGAGTTCGGAGCTGGCCATGAAACTAAATCCAGACCTTCTGTTCTTAAGATAACACATTCCATAGGATCGATAGTCCAACTTACATGCTTCCCAGAATATATAGAATAAGCGGTTTGATTCTCTGAACTGCGCAGAGCCAACATCAATTTTTGTCCACTGCAAGTACATATAATGAGAGCCAGTAATATAAGTAGGAATACCTTTGTTATAGAAACTAAAACCTTGTTCCCTTCTTTTAAACTCTTCTTCAATATAATCATACCATTTATTTTTAAACTCTAAGGAAGTTTGATTCCAATCAAAAACAGTTTTTAATCTATTTAAATCTTTTGGATACTCAAAAACATCCCAATATTGTTCATTTTTTTTATTAGATCTTTTATACGTTTTTTCTAGTAAAGGTAAAGCTATTTTTAAACCTTGTATTTCATATATATCACCAATTTTACCCGTTTTACTTATAACAACAATGTCATGTTCTTTATTATAACCTGGTTTCCATTTGTTATATCTATTATTCCTATCTATTACTTTAGGTTTAATATGATTATTTAAAATTTTATATAATGATTGTTGATACATTATCTTGATCTTCCTTCTGCAAAACCTCCAAAAGTAGAAGCTTTACTATTTTTATTTGTAGAATTAATCATATTTTCTTCTTGTTCTATTCTAGTTAATATTTCAAAAGCATCAAATATAGCTAATTTTTTAGTAGCTGCAGCATTTTTTAATCTATCAGCTGACACATCATCTTCTGAATCTACTATTTTTTCTTTAGCTACTTTTATTAATTCTTCAACTGCTTTTTGTCCAGCTTGGATTATACGCAATTTCGTTTTGTTTGTTTCCATATTTAACTAAAATATCATTTGATTCCATACAATATAAAAGTTCATTATCAATAATAAACTCAAACTCTCTTTGACTTTTAAACCCTAAAACATCACCAGGTGTTATTTTAAGCACTTCTAATGTGTTATTACCATATTTTAATATCCCAGTATTTTTTTTAAGTTTTTGTTGCTTAAACTCACTGTTTTCTAAAATAGGTTTTACAAAGCAATAGTCAGCGTGTGTTTTCCAATTACCATCAAAATACATATAAATTTGTGAAGGAACGGCAAAATATAAATCATCTTTAAAATATTTAGTGCTATTAACTGATTTACCAGCCATATTATAATATCGTCTAAATAAATTATGATGTACTATAACACGATCTCCTTTTTTTATAGGGCTTATGTAATTTAATGGAGTGCTAACTACTTCAGCTTCTCTATTTATAAATTTATGGCTTGATATGCTAGAATTTACAATTAATTCACAACCATCTATATTAACTTTATTTTTATATCTTTCACCTATAGGTTTAATAATAAATTGATATATACTGTTCATTAATATTCTAAATCATATTCAACAGATATTGCCATTTGAGAATTAAATTTTTTCCATGGTAATACCTCATCATCTTTTTTTATAAAAATACTATAGTCATCTGTAGATTCATCACATAATATATGAGAAATTGTATGACCACCATACACCTGCTGTCCAACAGCATAATGCATTGCATCATTTTTATAATCAGATCCAATACTAATTTTTCTTATAACTTTACTACTCACTTTTTTCTTTTTTATCTTCTAAAGGAGTATAAGTTCCGTCTTCTACATTTATATTTATAGCTCCATATTGTTTTTCAAGTTCAACTTTAAAATCTTCTACTTCTTGAACAACACCTGCATATTTATGTAGTAGTCCGTGTTTTTGAGTTTCTAAAAAACCTATATCTCTTAATAGTTGACCTATTTCTTTTTGTTGATCGTTAATTGTTGATAATTGTTTTTCTGTAAGTTTTTTTGCCATTTTATTAAATTTAAATTAATTGTTATTGTTAAAGTAATGCTATAATTTCCGTAGCTGTAGTTTCTGTATCGCTAGTTAAATTATAAATTCGTTTTGCGCTTATTGGTAAAAAAGTAGAAGCTGCAATGCTTTTTATTACTATAGGTTGACTATCTGATGCTAATGTTAATTTTACATCGCCTGTACCACCTACATATAATGATGGCATTTTAGTTGTAAAAATACCACTTGGTCTTTCTAAATCCCCACCAGCTAATGTTGCTGTTAATGCACCCGTTACTCCAGTTACACCAAAAGCTAATTGTAGTGAAGCTAAACTAAACTCTATTGTTTCTGTTGAAGCACCTACATTAGGACCTTGATTAACAACTGTAACACTAGCTACAGCTCCTGCTCCATCGGAAGCAACTAAGAATGTAGCACCTAATGTTACACCTCTTGGTATAGCTACTGTTTCAAGACTAGCAGCACCAGGATATGTACCTCCCGTAGCATATACAATAGCGCTTTTACTAGCAGGTAAACCAGCTATAGTATTTGTAGACAAATTACTTAGCGCAGCAGCTTTTAATGTTTTTGATTCTTGCATCTCTATTGCACTAGTTGCAAAATCACTTAAATTTTTTTGATAATATCCCATTTTTATTTTACTTTGTCTTTTATTTTTTCGTAAGTTCTAAGTCCACCTAATCCTAACATACCTAATAATACTGTCATTAAATGTTCCATTTGTAAAGGCGGAGGCACATCTGTAGCTTTAGTAATCCATATAAATAAATCTCTAATAACAAAGTTATATGCTAAAGCAAAACCACATATCCAACCAACAAAAGGTCTCCACCCCGCCACAAATAGTGTTCTGTGAGAGGCTTCAACCATGTTGATTTTTGTTTGTAATTCTATTAATTTTTCAGGATCTAATTCTTTGCCTTTTATAGCTTCTCTTATTTCCCAAGCTAAACCTCCAGCAACTGATTTTCTTCCATCACCGCCTTTTAAAAGACCTAAAATTAATTTCCACATTATTTTTTTCCTAAATGTCCGCCTCTACCCATTCCTTTTTCATCGTGTGAAATTGGATCATATTTAATTTCAGGATTACCTCCTAAATTGTTCATATGTTTAAGAATAGGGTGTACTTGACTTACTGATTTATTTCCTTTTCCCATTTTATTTTTTATTTGCATCTTGTTCCCATTTTAAAGCTGGACTACCTTCTTTCATTAAAGATCTAAGATATTTTTTACCTTTATAATAAACATACTTATCATCATAATCTAATATACCATCTTTCATTTGCTGAATATGTATATCTTCATGTTTTATTACACTCGCTCTTTGTTTGGGATTTTTTATTTTTTTATTAATTAATATATTTCCATTTCTATCAGCTTTACCTAAAATACCATCTTCCATTTCTACTTCATGAACAGGAGTAGGAAATTTAGGATAAGGTCTTTTTATTTTAAATGCCATTTTTGTATGGAAACATTTTATTTAATGCTTCTTTTCTTTGTTGACAACCACAAGGAATATTAAGACCTTCGGAGACAGAATCAACGATGGTCTTAATACCTGTTTTTGTAGTAAACTTTTCTATTGAATCGCCTAATCCTTGTGACTTCATATTACTATGCGTATGTTACTGCACTAAAATACATTTGTAGTGGAGTAGCAGCTTGATCTTTTCCTAACGTTACTGAAGATGATACACCACCTGGGTTAGCAGTTAGTGCTTTATTAACAGCAGTGTAAATAGTATTAGTTTGACCCGTAGTAAGAGTTGGATTAGTAGTGCCAACTGTATCCGCATGAACAGCAAATGTAGCTGTTTTTGGATTTGTAGCATCTGGTGTACCTATAGCCGACTGTTTAAAACTTACAACTAAAGTTTTTGCATTTTGTCCAGTAGTACCTGTAGCAGCAATTTTAGCTATATCATCTACGTTTATTAAAACGTCATAAGATGGGCTTAATGGTTGTGCAGCATCTGTTTTAACTATTGGAAATTTTATAAATTTTGCCATTTGTTTTTGTTTTTGGTTTGTTAATGTTTATGTTTTTGGTTGAATTTATACAGTTCCCTGTTTTTTCTTTTTACCAGTAATATTAGGTGTTGCAGCTAAACCAATGTTAACTTTTCCAACGGTGTCGCTATATTTTACTGTGCCTCCACCAAGTCCAGCTAAACCAGTAGCATTACTACCTATTGGATTACCATTGTTAGTTGAAAGATTATTTTGTATAGTAGCCATTCCAGATCCAGCTCCAGCTCTTAATTGAGCCTTTCTTCCATCACCTGTTCCTTTAGGTTTACCGGGTACATCTCCTTTTCCATAATATTGACTTCCAACATCACTTTCTCTTATATTGTGACCTTCATAATCTTTCATTCTATGTGCTAGTCTATTAGCTCGTTTCATTAAACGATTAGCTTTTCTTCTAGCTTTACCATCTCCAACTATTGATTTAGATTTTTTACCAACAGATTCGTTTACAACACCACCTTTAGCATCTGTTTCTTTTAAGGTCATACCAGCGTCTTGCGCATATCCTAAAGCTTTTGCTAATGTTTTATGATGTTTAGCTTCTCTACGTGTTGCACCGGCACCCATTGCTTGACCTTTTAAACCTCTAGCATAACGACGTATTGATTGTTCATCAGTAGTTTTGTTTGCAATGTCTTTATCTAATACATCACCTGAAAATCCTTTTTGTGGTACATATGCTTTTACAAGACCAGCTTCTCTACCTCCACTAAGATCTATATTAATTGGGTCATTTAAAGTAGTGTTATTTTTTGGATCATTATTTTTATCTACAAACTCTTTAAAAGTTCCAATTCCTTTTAAAGTTGAGGTTTCATTTCCACTAGAGTTAATAGTTGATGATTGGTTATTATTACTATTATCACCACCAGTAAAGGAAGAAAAGCCATCTACGCTATTAGTACCTCTACCTTTTGTATCTGCTGATTTATACTTATTCATTTCATCTGGAGAAAGCCATACACCAGTAGTTCTATAATGAGCTTTTTGTTTCTTAGAAAAATCAGTATATTCTTTAAGATCCATTTTACCATAAGTCTTCATGTCTCTTTTATTAAAAGCATCTTGATATGTTCTACCTAAGTTACCTCTTTCATATTCTATAGTTGATTTTTTCTTTGTGTGAGGGTCAGTATAAAAACCAAAAGTACCATCTTCCAATTTTTTTCCTCTATTGGGATCTAAATATCCTTTTTGCTGTAACGCTGCTTCTTTTACTATAGATCCAACTTTATAAAATGGTCTTTTCATGATTATTTGTATTTTTTAGAATCATATTTCATATCTCCAGCTAATTTAGAAATATGTTTTTCATCAGCTGTCATATCAATATCACTGTGCCCATGCTTGTTATCCCATTCAACATCTTCTTTAAGATAATGCATATGTGCAGCATCGTCTCTTTCGGCAGCGTGAACATTTGATTTTGTTATTGGGGTACGAGAGTGTCTAGCATTACCTGTGTAATGGCCAAAATGTCCTTTTTCCATAATTTATTTTTTATCGTTTTTTAATTTTATCCATTTAGATACTGTGTATCCTATTGTTACTAATAATAATATTATTTTTAACGATATTTCTATATGTGTCATAGATACTGCTAAAGCTATTCCGTTTATTATTAATAATTTTATATCTGAAATACTCATTGTATTATTTAGCTCCCTTGAACTAGAGCTGTAATAGGTAGTTTAACTTGATAATTGTTTTTACCACATGATGCTTTAGATACTTCCATTCCTGTAATACCAGAACTAGAACCTATACCGTGCATTCTACCTGTTTGGTTTAATGGGCCATCCCATATATGAGATTCTCCTACTATACCTATTTTTTTATTTTTACTTGCTTTGTTGTAACCTGGATCGTGTTTCATTTTTCGTTTTTTAATTGAGGATATTTTCTATATACACAAGATTTAATTTTGTCTGGATTTTGTGCATTATGAGCTAACTTTAATGCAGATTTAGCTCTTTTTAATGTATTAACAGGATATGTACCTTTAGGTCCACAAAAATCTGATTTTTTTACATTAGGATATTTACCAGCATTAGACATACCTGGTTCTTCCCTTATTTCTGATATTGTTTTTAAAAATGGTGAGTTACTTTTCATTATAATTCTTTTTTCATTTCTTCATGTTGTTTTCCTAACTCATGTCTTCTTTTTATTTTGTGAGTCCATGAGTTTAAATCTACATCACCAGTGTTAACAAGAGGAGCAGGATTAATTGTAGCTGAATTAAAATCTGACATACTTTTTTGTTTGTCCATTGCTGATCCATAAATATGATTAGCAGCTCCTTGAGTTGTACTAGAAAATCCTCCTTTTCCATTATTGTTGGCGGATTCTAATATTCTGTTATAATCTACCATTCCTGTTGTATTTGTAAATTGATTTGGATCAACCATTCCTAAATTTAGTAATGCGTCTTTTTTATATGCCATAATTATCTTGTTTTATCTTTATTTAGATTATGTATTGCTGTTATTAATACTTTATCTGTGTATGTTTTAGCTTTCATTATTGAATTTCTACGTTTACTTGTTGGTAAATCTTCTTCACCTAACATAATACGGTACATACGTGCTATCAGTTGTTTACACTTGAAAGAAACTTTATAGATATTATACTTTTGGGTTGTTCTGTTTCGTTGCCTCCACGTTACAATCCAGTTGTTTTTTATCATTTTGTTCCAGCGCCTGTTATCCCAACTATAAGCATACGTACCGATTTTAAAGTCTTGTTTAGTGAACAAGTCCATACAATCAAAGTATATTAATAATTCTAAATCTGCATCATTGAGATTATTATTTCTACAAGCCCATTTTCTAATTAACCTATAGTGTTTTAATAAGTTTAACTCCCTTATGTCTGCAGATTTTAAGCGCTTCATAATACAACAACAATATCTTGTAATTTAATAACAATATATTTTTGTTTTAAAAATTCTATACCATGACCAGCTGCTTTGTCATAATATATTTTATCACCTACTTTTAAATTTTTAATTTCATCACTTACTGAAATTATAGTAGCTTTTTTATATCTAATATCTTCTCTGTTTTTTTCTACTAGTAATAAACCACCTTTAGTTTTTTCATTAACAGTTTTTTCTGGTTCAATTACTATATTATTACCTACTGCCTTCATTAATTCTTAAATTATTAATTACACAATCAGTTGATAATATTGTTGTAGCTACAGATGCAGCATTTATAAGTGCGCTTTTTGTAACAAGTAAAGGATCAATAATACCTGCTTTAATCATATTTACAGTTTTACCTGTAATAACATTTAATCCTTCACCTTTATTTTTAACTAAGTTTTCTGTATAATCTATACCTGCATTATCTAAAATAACTTTAAATGGATAGGTTATAGCATTTAACAATACTAATTCACCTTTATTTTTAGTTTTAATATGCTGCGATGCATTTAAAAGCGCTATTCCACCACCAGGTACAATACCTTCTTTAATAGCAGCTTTTGTTGCACATATAGCATCTTCTATTCTATCAGATTTTTCTTTTAATTCTATATCTGAATTTGCACCTACTTTTACTATTGCTATTTTAGCTGATAATCTTGCTAATCTTTTTTCAAGTCTTATAACATGTGCAGGTGAGGGTAAACTAGCTAAATCTTCTTTTACTTTATCTATTAGTGATAATACTTCATCACTTGGATCACCAACTTGTATTATGGTTTCTTTTTCATCTGTTGTAGATTTTAAACAACTACCTAAAAATTCTGGTTGTATTAAATCCATGTCATCACCTAAATCTTCATTAATGACAGTAGCTCCTGTAAGTAATGCTAAATCATCTAATGTTTCACGTTTATTAACACCATATGTTGGTGCGTTTACAATGTTTACTTTTATATTACCTTTTGTTTTATTCATAGCAAGCGTAGCCATTACTGGTGCTTCTACATCTGCTATTATAAGTAAAGGTATATTTTTCTT